AGATCGCGTCGGGGGTCGGGTCCGCACCCTTCGCCTGCGTGTTGATACCCGTCACGTTCAGCACTCCCCGAAGGTTCGGCGCCGTCCCGTTCCCGGTCAGCAGCTGCTGATCGAGCCGCTGCCGCAGCATGTTGCGCAAACGGTTGTTCACGTAGTCGCGCGCCCGCGGCTCGTCCTCGAACTGCTCGTCGGTCACCGGCAGCCAGACCCCGATCTTGCGGACCTCGCTCGACTGCTCCGTGAGCGCCAACGCGGCCTCCCCGTAGGTGCCACCCTCGGAGACCTCCGCCGCGTTGTTCGTGTACGTGGTCTCCTCCATATACAGCACCGTGCTCATTCGCGTCGTCGTCTTCGGCACGACGTCGGCCACGATCGGCGCCGGTTGCTGCTCATCGAACACGAGCCGACCCGTACGCAGGTCCTCCGGATCCCAGCCCGCCGTCGTGGAGAAGAGCGTCTTCAGGTCGAAGTCGGGGTGCACCGACACGGGCCCGCGCCCGCCCCGGTACTCGAGGAATGTAGCACTCTCCACAAACAGATCGCCCAGCGTCCGCCGCTCGACAGGCGCCACGTCCCGCCGCACCGGCAGACCCGAAGCCCCTGCAGGACCCAGGCTCCCCGCGCCGTTACCACCAGGCCGCTTAATGTCCGACAGCGCAGCCAGAGCCTGCGCGTTGCGCTGCTCCACCGCGGCCAGGTCCTGCGCCGCCTTCAGCTCGTCCTGCAGCCTCGACAGCTCTTCGTTCCGCGCCCGCACATCCTCCAGCACCGCCTGCGGCATGTCGTACACGCCGTCCTTTGCGTGCGCGGCGAAGATCGACGCCAGCTCGCCGCGCTTCGCCTCCAGCACACCAACCCGCTCCGCTAACAATGGCATAACCTAACCCCCCATCCTCACGCCCAGGCGCCGCGCCTCCAGCGCCAGGAAACTCCCGTACACACACCGCGCCTCCTCCCACGGAGGCATTTCCCGCATCTTGCTGTAGTAACGGCCCAGATGCGCCCTGATGCCCGGCAACTCCACTTCAGGCACATCCAGACCCCCTCTCGCCCCCTGAACCGCGGCGGCGGCCGCAAACACAGCCCCGGGCACCGCTTTCAGTTCTCCATCAACTATATCGGCGATCGGCAGCTTATAGTCCGAGAAACTCTCCCCCTCACCCCCGAACCAGACGAACGCCCTGCGGAAGGCCGCACTCGGCGTCGCGCTCGAGCCCGACCACTCCCGCACGCGCCCGCGCGCCGCATCACCGTCCCACGCACGCCCCCGATCCGCCAGAGGCAGATCCGCAAACCCCACCACGCCTTTAACCGCAATGACCCGCGCACGCTCGTTCGCTGGCACAGCCACCGGAGATACCTCGTAGAGCCTGACCCTCGTCAACAGCCGCACACCGTGCGCTGCGCGCTCAACATCCTCCGAGGTCGGTTCGTACCCTACCTCCTTCCAGTGAGCAGCTACCTCGTCAGCACCCTCCAGATAGCGCTTGCCCAACGTCTTGAACCCAATCGAAAGCTTTCGTACCACTCCGTCCCGCAGCAGCGTCCGGACGTCCCGACCATGCGCCGTGTCGCTGATGCTCGCCGCGACGAACAAGCCCTCCGGCCGCTCCTCGGCACCAGTCGGCCGCCCGATCGGCGTGTCCCAGTCGTGGTTCATTCCACCGATGAAACCATCCGCCAGGAAAGAAGGAAGGTCCTGAGCGAACGCCCCCGGGGCGATGACGTCACCGTACAGGCTCTCGTCCACGTTGTGGAACGCCGCCGCCAAGCCCTCAAACCCGCCGCCGTCCGCGCTCGCCTTCAGCTCCGCCCGCAGTGCTCTGCGCTCGAACATCAGCTCACCTCACACCGAAAGCCACCCGCTCGCTGTGGTGGACGATTAGACACCCACCCACCGCCCCCCGCCCCGGGAGATGATACCGGAGGAGATGATACCGCCCACCCCCCGATCCGACGGCCTGACCTCATACCACCACCTTTCCATTACTCCCCACCCCTTCACTCCTCGACCCGTCGGAAACCTGCGGCAGCGCTGTAGGATCTCCTGGCGACCCAGCACCACCACGCAGGTAGATATCACCCCCAGGGTCACGCTGAAGACCCGCTCGCGCCCTCGCTTCGTTAACACGCATCCAGCCGCCCCGCACCCCCAGCGTGCTCTGCCGGTAAACTGACATCCGCTCGTCCTGGAGCGCTGCCACCTCGCTGTAATCCCAACCAACACGCTCCCCGCTGCGCCCCAGCTCCGACAACAGCTGCACATCCAGCGTCCGCGCGAAACGTCGCTGCATCGGCTGCAGGCAATCCTCGTACGCCGCGCGCCGCGCCTCTCGGTAGTTAGAATACGTCCGCTGCTCCTCTCCTACCGTCAGCCCGACCACCATAGCCGGCAGCCGCAGCGCCGCGCAGATCCGCGCCTCCGGAACCCTACGGATCCTATCCAGAGCCAGCTGCTCAGGGCTGAACCCCACCGGCTCCACGGACACCCCTACCCCCGCAATGATCGGCTTCCCGCGGCCCTCACCAGTTACCCGAGACTGGAACTGCTCCCGCAGAGACTCTACCTGATCCGGAGAAACCACTGTGTCTCGATCGCGCGGCGAGATCAGCACGCTCCCTGCACCCCCGTTCCGCAGCAGCGCCGCGGTAAACGTCGAACTCTCGTTGTCCGACACGATCTCACGAGCCTGCACGCCCCACCGCGACATACCGAGCGCCGGCTCGTCCCGGTCGAACCCGCAGCGAAACTGGATGACGTCCTCACGCGCGAACGTCTGCTCGCTGTCCCCACGCTGCCACACCCACCGCGTCACAAGACCCGGCTCTTTGGGCGCCCGCCACGGCCGCATGCAGTATGGATCCAGAAACCACAGCTCCCGAACAGGACCCTCGCCACCCGCCGACCGCGCTTTGTACCAGAACGCGTTTCCATGCAGCGCGTACACCGCAGCCGTAGCCGCCCAAAGCGTGTCACCGTCGTAGTAGTCATTGGGCCGTCCGACCAGATCCAGCAGCGCGTGCGACCCCAAAGGCTCCCTACCACCATCCCGCGGACGCGTCACCGTGAGAGCCGGCTCCGGGAAGTTGTCCATCAGCCACCCCACGCAGATCGCCACCGCCGAGTTCTCTAGCGGGTCCCCAGCGAGCCCCTCGTAGTCGTAACCCGCCCCCGGCAGCGTCCGCCCCCAGCCGCGCGACCCCGACTGCGCGAACCAGTTACCACCTACGCTCCCACGCAGAACCCGTTCTCCGAGCGCCTTTAGACCGACCCCAACCCATCGCCTCACCCCCATAGCCTCACCTCACACCGAAAGCACGGGCGCGCGCTCCACCCACCCACCCTCCGCGCGCCCCCTGGGTTAAGTGAGCATGCCCCTGGCGGGCGGCCGTCTTTTGCTCTTCGTGGCCATCCCCGCCCCCTGATCCCGTGTCCACCAAAGCCTCGCTCCTCTTCCCTGGGCCTGGCGCGGGCGCTTCGCTCGCGGCTCCTGCGTCGCCCCTCGCTGCGCGCCTACCACACCACTCACCCACCCACACGCCGATCCCGCACTCCCGAAACCCTCCCCGCTCCCAAAGGCTTGGCGCGGGCGCTTCGTTCGCGCTGCTCGCGCTCTCTGCGCGCCCCAACGTTTCGCCCATGCCGTTTCTCCCCCTCAGTAGAACACCAGCTCGCGAGTCCGCAGGCCGTCCACGTACGCCACCGCGTAACGCATCGCGTCACACCCATGATCCCGATGCTTCAGCGGCCGATCACGCTCTGGTTCCCACACATAGCCGTCCATCTCCTCCGCCAGGCAACCAGGCAAGCCACTAAGGCACAGATCGCGCCCGCGAAGCGCATCCGCGAACGCGACCAGTCGTACTCGACCATCGCCCGCGCGCCGAAGCCGCGATTGCACAGCATCAACCCCACGACAGATGTCTTTATAAGCAGCCCGCGTCTCCAACCCCAGGTGACGCGAGAGCGTCCGACGATCCTCAGCATCATGATCGCAAACAATAGCCTCCGGCGAAGCAGAAGCACCCACCACATCCCGAATGCGGCGAGCCAGGTCCTCGACCAGCATCCCCGTACAGTAGATCTCCGAAACGAGGAACATACGACCATCGCCATCCACAGCCCAGTCCTGCCACGTCGCCGGGCTTGTGAAACCAAAGTCCACCGACCACACGCGGCGCCACTCAGGAGCGACAGCAAAACGCTGGACCACGTGCACGCCACGATCCCACTCGTCGTAGACCAAGCCCTCTGCAGCCACCCACCGCCCATAGCGAAGACGCTGCAGACGAGCGCCCGTAAGCCGATCCAGCGTCGCCAAATAGTCAGCCGTCACCGAAGGATTATCCCCGTGACGGCTCTCGAGCAGCAGCGTCCCGCCAGTCACAC